CTCTTTCTCGTGCTGCTTGCGGGCGCGCTCGAAGTCCCGGATGCGCTCCGCGAGATCGTTTTGGCGAACCTTGCGCTCGTCCTTGCTGATGCTGTTGAGGTTGGACAGGAGGCCGCCCAGGCCAGCGACGAGACTGCTCAGGTTTGACAGGTCGATGGGCCCGCTCGCGGCCGTGAACGACCTCGGGCCGCTTGACGTGCCACCGTCAGCGAGCCGGTTCGCGTTGACCGCTTTCAGGAACCCACGCCAGCGGTCGGCTTGGCCGTGACGGTTGCTAATGACTTCCTCGCCGGGGGCAAGGAGGGCGGGAACCTTGTCGCCGTAAGGGAAGCGGGGACCGGGGACGGTCGCACCGTCTGCGATGCCCATCTGCGGGCCAGGCGAGCCGGTACGGACGGTTCGGATGTAGGTCGTGGCCGTGTCCCCGTCGATCCCGTTGAGGTAGCCACGGGCCGCAGAAACGGCGTCAATCACGCCCGAGGCGTCCCCGTCGATCTCCGCCTCATAGTTGCCGGTGATGAGTTCGACAATCAACCGCTCAGCCGATGTGAGTTTGCCCCTAAACGGCCCGTCGTTAGCATCCAACGTCGGCCTTGGCCGCTTCTTGTCGAAGTCGTCAGCCTTGTCAGTAGCAAGGTTGATCTTGCGGCTTGCGTCGTCGGTTACGTCGAGACGCGGTTTGCGAGTTTTCTCGAACCCGTCAAGTTGGTTGTTTAGCCGCCCCAAGATTTTGTCAATCGCGGCAGCCGCACCAGGGAACTCTTCCTTGAACGCAATCAACTGCTTACGGGCGTCAGTCAGGAACGACTTTTGTGCCGCCGAACCTGGCTTCATCTTCTCCGCAACCTGCAACATCGCGGTCACATTAGCGTCTAGGAGTTCTAGGTTCTCTCGGCCAGCAGCGGTGCTCTCACGCCAGTCATCCGCGCCGTCACGAAGCCCCTCACGCAGAGCGTCGATGCTCTCCTCGTAGCCGCGAATCGCGGATCGCTTATCGAAGAAAGCCGACAAGGTTTCCAGTTGCCTAGCCAAGTCCTCCGCATCACGAGCAGCCGCACGCATCTCACGTCCGACAGTGATGATGGAACTGCCGAAGAGAGTTGACCCCCCGATAATACCCGTCAGTGACCCTTTGAGTTCGTCAACCTTCTCCTGAGCCTGGGACGTGTTCTTCCCGAAGATTGGGACAATCTCATTCAGGCCCGCGAACATCTGCTTGGGCTTATCCATGCTGAAGAAACCAGTCGACAGGGCATCCTCGGTGGCCGCAATCTCCGCGTTCAACCCTGCGATGCCCTCACGCATCTTGGCCGGGTCTTGGGAATCAAGGGCATCCTGGGCCGCTTCGTAAGCGTCCGTCAGGTCGTTGTTAGCGGCAGCCAAGTCCATCGTGAACCCGATGGCCGCACCAGCAGCTGCGCCATACGGTCCCGCCATCGTCCCCAACAGGGCACCCATCGCCGTGTTAGACAGGCCAGCCTTGTCGTCCACGTCGGTCAGCGCCAACCCGAGGATGGCCGCCCCCGTGGCAAGGCTACGCATCTGCCCGCTGGCGACGAAACTTGCCTTCCCAGCCTTGATCGCATTGACGCTTATTCCGCTAAGCGCGGTGCTGATCGCGCCAAGTTGAACAACCTTCGCCAAGGCAATAGCACGCGACAACGCCGATAACCCGGCAGCGGCACCGAACAACACCGGCCCAGCAGGGGAACGTGCGATGGCACCCAAAGCGTCCATAAGCGCCTCGATGACCGGGAGCGATGCAGCACCCACCGGGGCCAACGCTTCAACGATTCCAAAGATCGCCTGGGAGATAGAACCCAACGTGTCCCACACCTTGGGACCGTTCTCGGTGATGTAGTCCGAAAACTCCTTGAACCCATCAGTTTCCGCGAGCCCCTTCGACCACTCCTCAATGTCCCTGGACATCTGCAAGAAGTCGCCCGAGAAATCCGAGGTCAACGGGCCGAAAGCGACCATCAAGTTTGCGAACGTCTGGAAGAAGTTGCCGAACGTCTGACCCATCTCGGTGAGGATGGGGCGCGCTTCGTTCTCGATGTAGGAGAAGAACGCCTCGAACTCCGGGCCAGCCAGGGTCTCCCCACCCTGGGCGAACAAGTCCCCGATAGTGTCAGCCATCGTGCCGACGATCCGCTCCATCTGTGGGAGCAGCGTCATCAGGCTCTCGATGCCCTCCTGGGCACCCGGCAGCATCCCCTCCTGAGCGATGTCCTGCAAGACCTGTAGTTGCGGACGTAGTTCTTGGAGGTAGAGGACGAAGTCCCGGCCAGCAGGCCCGAGTTTGGCCATCTCCTCGTTCATCTTCTCGAAGTTCTCCACCGATGGTTCGATGGCGTACTCGTTGACCGCTTTCAGGGAGTCACCCACCCCGGAGAACGCCAGGGCCGTCACCCCGGCAGCACCCGCAGCGAACGTCATCTGGGTGGCGAGACCCATGACGATCGGGATACCCGCAGCGCCCAACGGGACCAACGCGGGACCGAGAGCCAGGGCCGACTGGACAAGCAACGTGGTCCGGTCGTTGCTGGTGTCCAGGGCGTCGGACAGTTTCTTCGATGACTTTTCGGTCTTGTCGAGGTCGTTAGCCAACGTCTTAGACGCGGCAGCAGCCTTCAACAACCCAGTGACGAACGGCGCAACGTCCGCGTCAAGGCGAACCGATACCTTCCGATCAGTAACCACGGGTCGTCCTCTCAGTCATCGTCGTCGTGGGGGACCACGTAGTAGTGCACGCCGTCGTCCCAGCCGTCCGGGCGCTTCGTGTCCTCAGCAGCCTTGTGCTCTTTGGCCCGCACCTGTTCAAGTGCGCGACCCGCGTAACAGGTGAACTTGTCAACCTTGAACGCGCGCGTCTTGTCGTAGGCCACACCGACCTGCTGACCACAGCCACACCCGCACACCGATTCCTCGTACTCGGTGAGGCGTAGTGCGCGACCACGGGTCTCGTCATCCCACGCAGACTCGCGGGTGATGACCGTGTACCCGGTACGAACGTCGCCCTCGTCGTAGTGCTCGTGGATCTCGGCGGGCATCCACCCGTCGAACTCGCGAGGGCTTACGCCGAAGCGGGCTGCCGTTTTGAGGCGCGTGCGGGCTTCGCGAGAACCAGCGATGCCAGCTCCGATTTTGGGGCATCGGCAACGCTCCGGTTGACGCTGTTCACCACCGACCGGAGTTCGTTCCACTCAGAGGGATTGCACACCGCGAGGAACGCCTGCCACGACACGTCATCGAACTCCGGGTCATACAGGCACACCCGCACCGACGCATCGAGCACAGCGTCCCGGTTGTACCCCACGAACCCATCCATCTCGTTGCCCTTGCGGGGCGGATGGTTGTCGCACAGAATGCGGTACTTGTCCTGCGGCATCGCCCGGAGACGGAACACGATCACCGTGTCCTGAATCTCGGCCTCAATCTCTTTGACCCGCTCAGCCAACTTGCGGGTCTTAGCCGAGACGCCGGACGACAAGCGGGCACCGGCCGCTTCCTCTGCCCGTGCGACTGCAAGTTCCCCAGCCGCTTCGGCGTGCGCGTCCAACAGGTCAGGACGAAGACACAGTTCGGTGGTTTCCTCACGGAGTTGCGGTTTGATGCGCGCAAGAATATCCGCGCCGGACTGCGGCTTGGTGGCAGTCGGCGCGGACGTGGTGGTCATGCGGTCACCGACGTCAGGCCGGCCGCCTGCTTGGCGATCATGCCCCGAAGGACAGCGCGCCAGGAGCCGTGCGGGAACGAACCCACGTTCCCGGTCTGGTTGTGGACGTGCAGGTCGCCCCGCTCGTCGATGACGTACTTCGACCCAACGAACGTGACACGGTCGGTTTCCCCGACCCCGTAGTCCGCTGACTCGACCGTAATAACAGTGGTGTCCATGATGATCCTTCTGGTGGTGGTGGTGGGTGGTCGGCGTCCACCTCAGACGTGGACGCCGACCGACGATCAGGTGGCGATGGTGCCGTCAACCGGGCCGGCACCCCGGTACACAGCCGCCTGCATAATCATGAACTCGCCGTTCTCGTCCGTGCGGTCGCCGCCGACGATCTGGTCACCGAGGGTGACGTAGTGGACGCGGGTCAACTGCCCGACAACGAACGGGGTGTCGTCCGAGTCGAGACCCAACCTCTCCACAAGGTAGATCGACGTGCCGGAGGCCAGCAGCGTCTTGGCCGCGTTCGCCGGTGCAGCAGCAACACCCTGCGGGGCGTAGACGTACTGCAAGTCCGCGAGCGAGTAGGTGGTCCGGTTCAGTTGCTCCTGCGCCGACTTGTTGCACAGACGCAGCGGCTTCGTGCCCTTCGCGGTAGACCCGGTAGGCGACCAACCAGCCGGGTACAGGAAGCACGAGATGTCAACCGACGAAGCGGCGTTGATTTCCGTGGCGAGTTTCGGAAGCAACATATCCGCGATCGCCACGACCGCCTTGACCTTGGTGTTGCCGAGAGTGGGAATGGCATCTGGGTAAACGACAGTCACGAGGACTCCTCATTTTTCGAGGCAGACTTCTCGCTGCCCGTGGTTGGGGTGTTTCCATCCACCTGGGAGGTGGAAGCGTTGGCTTCGGCCAGACGGTCCTGCTTCTCAGCGACCGTGCCGATCTTCGGGAGACCCCTACCGTCAAGGGCCTCATCGAGGGCGGTGCCGCGCAGGTCGACCGGGTACTTCGGCCCAATCTGGATACCGTCCCTGTGGGTCGGCTTGTCCAGAGGCTTGATGTTGCAAACCTTGGCCCACTCAGCGGAGATGTTGGCCTCCGCGCCGTTTTCGAGTTTGACTCTGACGAGGTCTGGCATGGATGGTCCCTTCTAGTTGGTGAGGATGATGGACAAGGCGTAGTTGTCGACCCCGTAGAACAACGGGCTGCCGTCAGGTCGGATCGCGTCGTCGTCGCGGCGAACACGCTGCGATTCGAGAAGGTCACACAGGAACGACTGGTGCCCCGGTATCGGAATCCGTTTCCCTTGCAGGACGGCACGAATCTTCTCGCCCGCCCACTTCGCCTGGGTGCGGTCCAGCCCGACGTAGGTGACGGTGAAGAACACCGACCTGCGGCGCTTCCGGCCAGTCAGACGAACATTGTCGTCGTCACCAACCGAGGAGTAATACACGGCATAAGGCAACGCATAGGACACGATGTTGGTGGTGTTGTCCGCGAACACCAGACCGTCATGAACGGTGACCCCGGTGGCCTGGAGGCGCGGCAGGAGAACGTCATCAACGACCCTCATCCCTCGAAGCCCTTACGCCCACCGAGCACGGAACCCTCGCCGGCATCCGCGACCAACTTCTCGATCGCGGGGATGGCACGCCACAACGCCTTGCCGTGGTCGTAGACGGGTGCGTTGTTGCTCGACCCGTAGACGATGATGTGAGCGAGCTTGCCCGCGCCCTTGTACTCAATCCCGATCTCGGCGAGCAGCGGGGTCACCATCTCGTGGGAGACGTGATCTTCGAGGCCGGTGTCGAACGCGGTGCCAGGTCTGCCGAAGTAGTTACCGGCGTGACCCGTCGCGTCGACCACCATGTTCGCGTCCACGATCTTCGCGCCGTTGCGGACGGCCTTCGACGCCGCCGTCTGCACCCGTACCGGTGCGCCCGACAGGTCGATGGTGAGTTGCTTGAGTTCCTTGGTGTCGAACTTGAACGTCGTCATGCGACAACCTCGTGGACCCGGAACCGCTGGTAGACGGCCTGCGACTTGTGGTAGGTGCCCTGGATGTTGAACAGCGCCCCCACCAAAGAGGGAGAGTGGGGGGCTGCGGTGACCTCGCAGATGTGGTCGACGTCGACAGCGTCTACTGACCCGGTCGCCCCCGGCGGGGTACGGACGGAGAGCTGGAGTTGCGCGGTCAGGTAGGTCCATTCGCGGTCGCCCGCGTTGGTCTCGACGACGTTGGAGTTGATGTCTGCCTTGACCTGGATTCGGCACGGCCCCGCGTAGACGGGTACCCGTGCCGGGTACGTGTAAGCACCCGTCGCCTCGTTGATGACGGCAGGACCGACGCCGGGTTTGGTGATGATGCAGGCGTCGGTCATCAGGGCGTCGAACGCGATACGACCGTCAGAGATGAGCGACTCAATACTCACCGTAAGCGACCAATCGGACGCTGCGCTGCCCCCGCCTCGCCACGACCGTAATGTCAGCCAGCTCGTCGTCGGTGACGTGCAGGAGGCCCGAGCCGATCGCTTCGGCGCGGGTGTACTTGTAGTCGTCAATCTGCTCAGACAGTTTGCCCTCCGGGTTGCGGAGAACACGCAGCACCATCGCCGTGACAACACGGACAGCGTTCGAGGTACTCACCGTGCCTGCCAACAGGTCGGCCTCCAGGGTGGGACGACGTGCCACCAGCAACGCCCACGCATCTTCAAGGAACGCGACCGCATTCGTCGTCTCCTGGGCGGTCAGGGGACGCCAGCGAGCTGCGATGTCAGATGTCGTAGCAGGATTCGGCATCGTCGTCATACCGCCTCTCCCAGATCAAAGGAACCGTCTGCCCGGACAACCACGGAGACACGCCGCCTTCACGGCATCAGCGGGTGCCTGGCTGGCGGGAGTCAGGTTCACGAGCGCATCCTTCGCGTTCGCCACCTGATCCGGTGGACACGGCCACCGGTCCCTCTCCCGCCAGCGAGGCAACACGGTGCTTACCGCTGGCCTTCGTCAAGCGCCTGCGTAGCCTCACGAGCCTTGGCCGCAGCCTTCGCGTCCGTCTCCGGGGTCGGCTTCCCGGCAGCGGCACCAGCAGCGGTGTAGTTCTCGTTCGGAGTGGGATCGACCTCGGTTCCACGGAACCCCTGATCGGTCTCCACGTCGACCGCCTTCTGCACCTGCTTCGCGGCCGCGTCAGTGGCCTTGTCGTCCTTCTTCGTCACCATGCGAATCAGCCCCTCGATCGTTGTGCTGCTTTGGATGAGATGGAGTTCGCAACCCGGTCAGGCTGAACCTGACCGGCGTTGTTAGCCGCCATCGTGTACGTCTCCGACTCCGCATCGGTCTCAGGAGACCAACCGTGGAACCCGTACTTCTGACCAGAGTCGGCAGCGTTGCCGCCAACCGTGGCCGTGATCGTGCCCGTCGCCGTAGCCGCCACCGAAAGAACAGCAGCAGTAGCCGTGGTAACGGACGCGATGGTCGTGGAGGCAGGGATGCCGGTGCCCGTGATCGGGCGACCGGCATCCTCCTCGTTGAACGAATCCGCAGGCCCCGTGAGCGCCGTCGTCGTGGCGGTAGTGCCCACCGACGCGATCGTCCGAACCTCGGTCGTGCGACCGAGAACCATCAGAACATCAACCGGGCAACCGGGTAGCGAGCGGCCTCAGCGGCCTGGTCGTAGTTCAGCAGGTTCGCCACCTGCCAGCCGACACGGAAGGTCACGCGCAGCGCCGTCATGTCCTGCTGCGGCAGGTTGTAAATGATGGCGTTGGTGTTGTCGGTGATGACGGCCTGGTCGAGCACCTTCATCGAGATGTCGGAGCGGACACCCAGTACGAACTGGGAGAAGTCCCCGACGAACGCACGGACGTTGGTGCCCGCCGCACCACCAGTGGGGAACAGTCCCCGCATCGGGTACTGGACCGCCACACCGTCGAACTCGGAGAGCCCGCCGTTGGTGCGGAACGAGTCGAGCCGGTCACCCTGAGTGTTACGAGCAGACCGGAGACGACCCTTCAAGGTGGTCGCAGCGACAACGCCGGTGGCGTCGTAGCCGTCAGCGTCAAGCAGCGCAAGCGCCGAGTCGAGGTCGCCGTACATGCCACCCTGGGCAGCGGTCGCGGCCTCAGTGACGGAGTTGCCGGCAGCCGCAGCAGCAGCGGAGATGTTCACCGGGAACGACGCCGGGGCGTTCGTGCCGAAGAAGATCGCGGAGTCGAGCGCCCGGTAGAACGCTTCCACGAGGTAAGGCATGGCCTCGTCCCACACGTTGATCTCCACGTCCGCGAGGACGTTGTCGGGGACCGGCATGATGGTGGCGAGTTCCTCGATGTTGAGGTACTTGTTCGCCCAGTTGACCTCGGTGGTCTGCTTCAGACCGGTGTCACCGTTCACCCAGTAGGCGACGGGGAGCGCGGACAGGACCGGGAACCGGACCTGGGCACGAGACACGGGAATCCTGCGGAACAGGCCGAGCGCAGCGGAGTCGTCGGTTGCCCGACGAATCATGTCCTTCGACACTTCCTCGGGGATGAGAGAAGCCGCATCGGTGCGACTGATGATGTTGTTGTAAGGCACGGTGACTCCTTAGAGGGTCATGGGTTTGATGCAGCGGGGCCAACCGTGCCGGTTGGTGCTGCGCTTATCCGAGGCCAGCGGCCTTGCGGATGATGCTGTTCATGTCGCCAACCGGATCGGCTGACTTCCTGCTCCCACCGTCGAACGACGGGGGACCACCTGCTGGTTCAGGAACGAGCCTTTCCACAGCAGCCTTGATGGCAGCAGCGTCAGGTCGTCCGTCGTCACCGAGGAACTTGCCGAGGTCCACGAACTCCAACGCCCGTGCGGTGTCGAAGTCGGGGTTGCGGCGACCCGCGAGGGCGTCGAACCTTTCCTGCGCCAACTCGCGCCCGAACTCCGAGACGGCAGCCGTGCGGCCCCGCTCCTCGGCTTCGGTGACAGCACGCTCGGCGTCAGTCATAACCGCCCTGCGCTGCTGGTCGAGTTCACGAACCTTGGTGCTGTTCTCTTTCGACCTTGCTTCCCACTTCCGGGCCTCAGCCTTCCAGTCGGTCTCGTCCGGCTTGGCCTCGGGGGTGGGCTGGTCGGGCTGCTCCTGTGCGGGTGCGCCCTCGGGTGGTGTCTCACTCATTGCGGTCTCCTGTGCAGGATGGTCGCCCGTGCGGGCGCTTCCGCCAGGTGGCGGGAAGATTCAGCGGATGTAGCCCCATTGCCGCAACTGCGACAGGGCGGCGTTCCGGTCGGTGTTGATCTGGAAGATGGCGTCCGGGGTCAGACGCCCACCCTTCAACCCACGCCCTGGCACCTTGATGCCCGAACCACGACCGAGGTTGACGAGCTTCGCCATGTTGGCCCCCTTGTCGAGGGCCTTCTGTTGGGCCTGGGTGAAGCCGGGGCTAAAGATCCGCTCGCCGGTTTCTTTGTCGATCCGCGAGTTCAGGATCTGGCCGTCACGCCACGCCTGCATCGGGTCACCGATGAGGTTCGGGTCGACGTCCTCACCGACAGCGACCATGACGCAGTCGCAGTTGGTGTGGCGCTCGAACCCTTCGGAGTAGCGGTAGAAGCGGCCCGCGAGGATCGCGCAACGGGCGCACGACGGGGGGTTGAGGTAGCGGATATGTCCGGCCAGGGACGGGGTTGCTGCGGTAGCGACACCGTGCGCGGACCTGCCCGCGTCCACGACCTGCTGGACCGCCCTCAACGCCCGCTGGTCCGGGGTCGATGCTGCGGAGAGGTAGTCGAGAAGAACACCACCAGCCGACGTGAGTCCAGCCCACGCCGGCGGGCTGATCGGTGCCACAGGTGCCGGGTCAAGACCCTGCTCGGACGCCTGTGAGGCCACGAAGGAAGCGGCGAGGGCTGCCGCCGCCATCTGGTACCGGGCGGTCTCCTCAGCGGCCTTACGGACAGTCCTAGCCCGCCTGGCCGCCCTCAACGCCAGGGCACTCAGGCGTCGTTGGGCGAGGTAGTAGTTACGCGCCGAAGCCAGGGTTCGTGTCGCCACTACCCAAGTCCTCAGGGCTCGTGCCACCCAAGTCCTTCAAGACAGCCCGTGCGATCGGGTCGAGACCCTCACGCTGGTCGTCGCCTTCGAGGCGGGTGATCTGGGTGGCCGAGTAGCCGACGTCCTCACGGGCCTGACGCAACGAAGCGATCCCGGCCTGCAACTTCTTCACCACCGCGTCCGTCAGCTCGCCCTCGGTGCGGTACTGCGGGTCACGCCAGATGGTTTCCATCCGCGCACCCGTGGACGACGGCAGGCCGGCGACCATACGGGCGATCCGGTTCGCTTCCTCCGCGGCCTCACCGAACGGACGTTGACGTTGGGCAACCTTGGAGACCAGACCGGACTCCGACGCCTTCAAGGTCTCGCCGTTGACGTTGTTCAACTCACCGAGGAGGTACTGCGCCGGGGTGCGGGACCGGGACGCGATGTCCTTCACGTCCTCGCGCTTCGCCGCCGAGTACGGGTCCAACGGTGCGGCATCCCACTGGCCGAACTTGGTTTCGGTGACCTCGGTGGTGACCATGCGGTTGCGGCCCACGTCGATCGTGTTTGGGTTCCCGTCCTCGTCCTCGTTCGGCCACGCCGACGCCCACTTCTGCGGGAACGCGCCGTAGTCCTGGGTGATGAGTCGGTCAGCGAGAGTCTTGTTGATCCGGTCCTGGATGTCGGTCAGGTCGTACAGCTCCGAACGCCCGCCCGTCAACAACCTCGGGTTGTTCGGAATCTCGATCATCGACACCACGCCGAGAGGGTTGGTCCGCTGCCCGTTCGGCTGCTCACGCTCCACCGCACGTTCAACCCACTGGGGCTTTGCCATGATCCCCGCGGCCGGACGGTCGGCCTTGAACTTGTAGATGTGACCCGGCAACTGCAACGCCGCATGGACCTGGCCCGTCCAGTCGTCGTCCCACACCTTCAACGACGCCGCGCGCTCACGCCGATTCGTACCAGGCACGTGCTCGACGATCGCCTGGGATGCGTGCTCGACCCAGATGTGCGGGGTGCTCGCATCCTTCGGGTTCGGTGCCACATGGAAGTAGGAGCAGCCGCCGATCAGGGCTTCGAGCCACGCCATGTCGGAGTCGGAGTCGAGGCTGTTGGCCTGCCAGATCCGCCAAGTGTCATCATCGGCAGCGTCGTCGTCACCGAACCGGAACCCCTCAACGGTGAGACGCTCGGCGGTCGCATCAGCCACCAAGCCCATGTAGTTCGAGCGGGTCATCCGCAGGACACGGCGGAACTCGTCACGCGCCTGGGGTGCCAGCCACGGCAACGGGTGGTCACCGATGTAGTAGTCATTGAAGAACGCCAGCTCGTCCTGGCGGGCCATCAGACGTTTGTAGAGGCGAGCAACCCACCACTCCGGGGACAACGGCACGGCGTTAGGCACGGTGTCTCCTCATCAGTAGGCGGAAGCCCGACCCTTGACACGGGTCAGGTGCGACTTCGGCTGGCCCCAGCCGGCCGCGAGAGCATCGGCACGGGCCTCCAAGGCGAGGGCGTCACCCACCACGGAGTCGATCTTGCGGGCCGAGTTCGGGTGCTCCTTGCGGACCAGCCGCAAACGGCCACGCATCGAGATGAAAGCGTTGCCGTAATGCTCAGCAGCCAACGGGTCACCGTCATGCCACACCTCGCCGGTCTTGATCCCGGTGTTGAGGCGATCCAAGGCGTCATGCATGGCCGTGTACGCCGACGTCGCCCACGGGATCACCCGCGTCTCACCGAGCTCCTCGGACAGCAGCTCGATGTCGGAGCGCCATTCGTGCGGGTCGAAGTACCCACGGACCACGTCGTAGCGTTCGTAGGCTTCACGGATCGCGGCCAGCACCTCCAGCCGGGGAACCTCCCACCCGATCCCCGCGGCACCGTCAGGCTTCGCCCACGCACCGATACGGAACAGGAACCCGTCAACCATCCGGCACCCACGCAGCACCGTCGTGTCGTCGTTGAGGGAACCGTCGAACCCGACCGTGATCGGGGCACCCGGCTCCACCATCGCTGGTGGGCGCTCACGGTTGTCGCCGGTTCGAGGGACCGCCAGCACCGACTGACGCTCGAACGCATCCGTCGAGATCCAGGCGTCCTTCGTCGACATCGGACGGTTCAAGTAGTACCGGGCTGCCGTCGCATCATCAGGGCAGGAACGCGGGTCCAGCATCTCCCGGTAGATCCGGTCCAGGTCCATCCACCCGGCAGCGACCCCGTACACCTGACGAAGCTGCTTCATCGTGTGCTCGGCGTCGTTGATGTCGATCCGGCCCTTAGCCTCACGGTGGTCGACGTACACCGCCGCAGAGAGTTCCTTCTTCCGCCAGGCGGTCAGCGTCTCCTCCGCGATCGAACCCTCACCAGGGCGGTACGCGGTCGTCGTCTGCAACAGCCACGGCTCAGCGATCTTCCGCTTCCCCAGGTTCCGTCGCACCGTGCCGTACATGAACTTCAACTCGCGCAGCACGTACAGGTG